AGTTAATGCTACTGGAGGATTAAGACAAAGAGCTAAAACAGACCCTGCGGTAGCACAAGCGCTGGGTATTCAAGGTTCAACAGCAGGATTATTATAATGAATATAGACAAATTAAGAGAAGAATTAGCCTCTGACGAGGGCTGTAAATATGAGATATACCTCGACCATTTGGGATTACCTACGTTTGGAATAGGCCATTTGATTACTAAAGATGACCCTGAGTACGGTAAAGACGTAGGTACAGTCATAGAGCAAAGCCGTGTTCAATCAGCATTCAATCTGGATATTGCTGTTACACTTGAAGATTGCCAGAGACTTTACAAAGACTTTAATGACCTACCCGAAGAGGTTCAGCTCATTATAGCAAATATGATGTTTAATCTAGGTTATCCTCGTTTAAGTAAGTTTAAAGGCATGAAAGCTAACGTAGATGCGAGAGATTGGCCTGGAGCAGCCGATGAAATGGTTGACTCAAAATGGTATACTCAAGTTCCTAATAGAGCTAGACGTTTAGTAGACAGGATGCGTTCTTGCGATAATGAACAAGATAAATAAGTCTATGTTTACGTCCGAAACGGATGTATGGTCTACACCTCAAGATTTCTATAACAAAATAAACCTAGAGTTTGATTTTGAATTAGACGTATGTGCTTTGCCAGAAAACGCAAAGTGTCCTAACTATTTTACCCCAGAGCAGGATGGACTTGCTCAAGACTGGACAGGAGCTTGCTGGTGCAATCCTCCGTATGGAAGAGAGATAGGTAAGTGGGTAAAGAAAGCATCTGAATCAAAAGCCATTGTTGTTTGTCTGGTTCCAGCTAGAACAGACACGGCTTGGTGGCATGACTATGCCATGAAAGCAGATGATATTCGCTTTATAAGAGGCAGGCTGAAGTTTGGGAATAGTAAGAACAGCGCCCCATTTCCTTCAGCCCTTTTAATTTTCAGAAACATTTAAGAGAGTGACCCAATGCCACCTGTATTGTTTTTATTTCCATACTCTTTATTATAGTATTCATTAACAAGTCTAGCTATTTGCTGCCGTATATTTCTATCTTCAGCTTCACAAATATGTTTAATTTTTTTATAAGTTTTTAAGTCAACGCCAACAGAAACATGATTGTTTTTCATAACATACCTCAAGGTAAAAAGGACATACAATGCCATATTATAATGCAAGATATAGTAAAGGCAACAAGTTTAGGGCCCAAAAAACAACCTTTATGGGTATTAAATTTGATTCTAAGTGGGAATCAGAAAGATATGCTGAACTAAATTTACTGTTAAGAGCAGGAGAGATTGAAAATCTAGAAACACAGGTGCGATTTGATTTGATTGTTAATGATTCTAAAATATGCACATATGTAGCTGATTTCACATACTATGAAAAAAATAAAGAAGGTGAAAAAGTATTTATTGTAGAAGATGCAAAAGGCTTGGAAACCGCTGTATTTAAACTAAAAAAGAAACTTATGCTTGCCATAAAAGGGATCGATATAAGAGTCACGAAAAAAAAATAGTTGACAATGTGAAACACGCTTCCTATATTTTATGAAACCAATTACCAATAGGAGGTGTAAATGAACTTAGTTCAACCTGAGTCTCTTTTGTCATCTGCCAGCACAGCCGAACTATATATTGCTTTGCAAAAAGCAAAAGCTGAGTTGGATTTAGCAAAAGAAAATATTCAATCTATCAATAACGAGATATTATCTCGATTCCAAACAGCAGCTCAAAACAAGTTGCATCAACAAGGAAAAGATTTTGGTTCTACTACTTTGTATGACAAAGACTTAAAGATTACAGTCAATTTCAAAAAGAAAGTAGAATGGGATCAACAAAAACTCGTTACTATCTTAAATTCGTTAGATGCTGAGACAGCAAGACATTATGCTGATGCTCGATATACTGTTCCAGAAAATAAATACACTGCGGCTCCACCTGAGATAAAGAGCAAGCTTAGTGATGCTAGAACAGTTCATCTTCAAAGTATCTCAGCGACTGTAGAAGGGAATGAAAATGCTTAAAATAATTAGTGCTGAAGAGCGTTTGAAAGAAAAACGTGGTCATAAGATTGTTGTGTGTGGCAAATCTGGCGTGGGTAAAACTACCCTCGTCAGAACGCTAGATATTAACAAAACTCTGTTCATGGACTTGGAGGCTGGCGATGCTGCAATTGAGGGAGTGTCAGTAGATGTCATACGTCCAAGAACATGGGCAGAGTGTCGAGATTTTGCCTGTTTATTAGGTGGTCCTAATCCATCTTTCTCAGACGAAATGTGTTATTCCAAACTGCATTACGATCAAGTATGTCAAACTTATGGTGATCCTTCTGATTTACTGTCAAAGTATGACACTATTTTTGTGGATAGTATAACTGTTGCAGGAAGATTATGCTTTTTATATTCACAAAATCACGAAGAAAATAAATCAGAAAGAACGGGTAAAATAGATATCCGTAATGTGTATGGTATGCACGGAAGAGAAATGATGGGTTGGCTCACTCATTTACAGCATATCAGAGATAAGAATGTTATATTTGTAGGTATCTTAGACATCAAAGTTGATGATTATGGAAGAGAGACTTACGAGTTACAAATTGAGGGCTCAAAGACAGGAAGAGAACTCCCTGGAATTGTAGATGAAGTTTTAACTATGACAGTCCTACAAGATGAAAATGGTAGCCCATATAGAGCGTTTGTATGTCATACGCTCAATCAATGGGGCTATCCTGCAAAAGATAGAAGCGGTACGTTAGACCTTTTAGAGAAGCCCAACTTGGGAGAACTTCTTGAAAAAATGAATCGTGTCGTTCATAATAAACCATTGGATATTGTCGATCCAAATCAAATTACACAAACACAACCACAAGCAAATGAGGTACAAAATGCTTAATTTAAATGAAGTTAGTTTACAAGAAACAAACACATCTACTGAATTATTACCAATACCTGATGGTACTGTCGTAAGAGCGATTATAAACTTTACAGGTGGTGATGAAATTATTCCTGAATTTAGTAATGAGCCTATATTCAAAAAGTCTCAGACTAGTAGTGCTATCTACTGTCCTATGGAATTTACTATCATAGGTGGGGAGCACGATAAGAGAAGAGTATGGCATAATCTTTTTATTCATGGTGACAAGATGGGTAATAATGGTGTTCCTGTTGCACGAGAAATCGGGCTTAGAACTCTTAGAAATATGGTTGACAGTGCGTTTAATCTTAACCCTGACAATCAAAGTCAAGAGGCGGTTAACAAGCGTAATATAACAGGTATCGATGTCTTGCAGGGACAGGAAATTTGTTTTGTTGTTTCTATTGAAAAAGGCACAAATGGTTATGCTGATAGGAATAAAGTAAAAATTGTTTTAACTCCAAAAGATAACAATTTTTTACAACCTACTGTTGGTGCAATTAATGGTAATTTGCCACCAGCGCAAGCACCTGTTCAGCCACAAAATATGGGAGTAACACCACAGTGGGCTAAGTGATTTGGTTTCTAATTCTAGCGGTGCCTATTGGTATTGGTAGAACTCGCTTGGGGAGTGCGAGTACCGCAAAACTCCCCAACTTTTTAGGGAGAGTATTATGGAAATGATTGATACAGTATCTATTCAAATTATCGGAAATGTATGTTGCGTAATAATATTAATGCTACTTGCATGGAGTATATCTTAACAAAATGGCAAGCTACGAAGTAAACTTACTGCTTAAATACAGAGATGAAACATCTGGTTCTATTAAAGGGCATATATTTTTGTCTGACCCTAACGATACAGCGATGTTAATAGACGAAATAAAAGAACTAATTGATAAAAGCAAAATGGTTTGTAAGAATTTTAACAGTATGTGTATAAGCATGATACTAAGTGAAGATCAAATTTTAAAGCTTACTTTGTACAACCATAACAATCAAATTTTACAAAGAGATGATTTATGCAGAGTAATAATACCAGACAGGATGACAAAACATTAAAAGAAATAGCGAAGGTTTTTGAGAATATAGGTTGGGAAAAAAGATTATGCGATTTAAGCAAAGAACAAGTTTTAGGTATAATCGCTAAGATACAATCAATGAAGGGCTTAGAAGATGAATATACCGAACAAGGAGTATTGGAGTTACAACAAGAAGTCGAAAACAAGTTTCCTGACGACTTCCTTGATGACGAAATACCATTTTGATATTATTCAGCAAATTTCTGAACATATTGATAAAGCGATTATCAACGAGAATGAAAAAAGACCTATTAGAAAATATATAGGTGGCTCTTCACTTGGCAATGAATGTATTCGCCAAACACAATATTCATACATGCAAACTGAAAAAGACAGTGATTTTAACGCTCGTACTTTGAGAATATTTGAGTTTGGGCATCATATAGAAGAAATGGTTGCTAACTATTTAAAGAACGCAGGATTTGATTTAAGAACGCATGATAGACAGGGAGAACAATTTGGTTTTTCCGTAGCAGATGACCAGATTAAAGGTCATATAGATGGGGTTATATGTGGTGGTCCTGTTGCTATGGATTATCCTTTTTTGTGGGAGTGTAAGTCTGCTAATAGCAAAAAGTTTGGTGAATTTGTTCGTAAAGGGGTAGCGCAAGCCAATCCTACTTATGCAGCTCAAATAGCTTTGTATCAAACATATATGGAATTAGTAGACTTTCCTGCTCTTTTTACTGTAATGAATAAGGATACCTCTGAATTATATTTTGAGTTTGTTCCGTTTAATGCAGAGTTAGCGCAGAAAATTAGTGATAGAGGAGTAGAAATTATAAAGGCAACGAGAGCAAATGAGATGCTCCCTCGTATTGCTAATGAGTCAGATTACTTTACTTGCAAGTATTGCGACTACCGTAATACTTGTTGGGCATAAAAAAAAGGTGGACCGCCATCATTCGATCCACCTTTTCACACAACACAACAGCATTTACAGAAGGAAAAATAAATGCAGAAAGCAAGGCGAAAAGAAAAAAACCTCACAGGTACAATATAATGCGTGTTGCATCATTTGACAACACTAAATCTAGTGATCCGAGATATTTAGTAGAGCACATAAGTAGTAGTGTTCCTTCACATATTCAGATAGAGACACTAAAAGATACATTTCCAAATGGGGTCATTCGGAGCGGTGTTTTCTACATCGGTTCAATGGCTGGTGAACGTGGTGAATCTATGAAAATAGATATAAATCCTAGTAGCCGAAACTTTATGAGAGGGCAGGATTTCAACGGTGGTACGGGTGTTGGCGGTATTGTTAAGATACTGATGGAAGCACGGGGTATGAAGTTGCATGAAATCAAAGATATGTTCGGGTCTTATTTAAACATACCCCAGGATACAACCCGAACAAATTCAAATCCTCCCTGGCTACAACGACCAAATAACCAGGCTTTACAGCCGCCAGAGCAAAATGTTCGGGTTAAGAAAACAATAGATATAAATACTCCGTTTACAGGTGAATGGAATTATATCAATCAAGACGGTGAAATTATATGTTCTGTTAGAAGATATGACATTGATGGAAAGAAAGAGTTTCGTCCATTTTTGCCTAATAATACATATTCTAAGGCACCAGAGATTAGACCTTTGTATAATATTCCTAATATACTTGATAATAAACAAGTGATTTGGGTTGAGGGTGAAAAGTGTGCTGAAGCTTTAATACAGTCAGGATATACAGCTACTTGTACGTTGGGTGGCGCTGGTTCTTTAACTAAAAATAATTCACATAAGTTTGATTTTACTCCATTAAGAGGTAAAGAAGTTATTCTTTGGCCTGATAATGACGAAGCTGGTAAGCGGCTGGCTGAAATTGTTCGGGATTTATGTATAGATGTTCAGGCGAGTTCTGTAACCATGCTCAAGCCACCATTTGATAAACCAGAAAAATGGGATGCAGCAGACGCAGTTGATGAACAATTTGACATTCAGGCGTTTATAGATAGCAATGCACAGTTCAAAACTCGTAGTATTAATCTACTAGATGGCAGTTTATCGATTAGTCGGTTTAGTGGTAAAGCACCTATACAAAACTTTTTGATAGATGGCACGTTTCCGTTAGGTGTTCCAATTATATTTTCAGCGGCTGGTGATGCAGGAAAAGGCATGATGACGTTGGATTTAGGCATGAAGGTAGCATCTGGATTTAGTATGCAAAGTGCGTTTGGTGGACCTGTTAAAGAACATGGTGATGTTATTATCTTTACCGCAGAGGATGATGAAGCAGAAGTACATAGACGTATAGAACGAATGGACCCATTTGAGCAAAGAAACAGATACGAGCATAATTTACATATTGTTCCGCTTCCTAATGTAGGAGGCACGTTTCCTATTCTTAGTGAGATTAATGGCGAATATGTAGTATCGGAGGAGTTTAACAGGATATATGAACAAATCCTACAGATGAGTAATTTAAAGCTGGTAGTATTTGACCCACTGGCTTCTTTTGTTCATGCGGATATTAATGCTGATCCTGCAGCAGGGGCCGCTTTTACTGGATTGTTATCTCGTGTTGCTACCGAAACAGGAGCTAGTATACTTGTATGTCACCATATGACTAAATCGGGCGATAAAGCTATTACTACACCTGAACAAGCTCGTAATCTTATTCGTGGTACATCTGCTTTAGTAGATGGTGTTCGCTCTGCTTTTGCTCTTTGGCAAGTTGATGAGGGTGAGGCCAAGAAAAGATGTTCGGCTTTAGGTATCGGATATGTTCGTAATATTTGCTATGATGGCGCTGTTGTTAAGTCAAATGGTCCAGCAGAACGTAAAATACGAAAATTTGTTCGGGATTTAGACAGCGGCCTGCTGGTAGATAATACCCAGGCTATTGAATCGGTTGAGACATCTAATGAACGTGATGTAAAGCTAAATGCTTTATATAACTGGATTGCTCAGTGTGAAGTTAATGGTCGGGCTCTTTGTCAGAAAACAGGAGCAGATTCTATTATTGA